AGTAATAGTAACTGAGGTAGAGTCTACTACTTCAGTTATCATAAATGTTTTGTCATCAAAATCAGAAGCTGAATAACCTGAACCTGTTGGAGGTGTAACACTTTCAAGAAGTAAAATATCTCCTGCTGTCATTCCTGCTGTAGTAGATAAAGTAATAGTAAGAATAGCAGAGCCACTATCAGAAGCTAAGGCACCTGTTAATGCTCCAAAGTTAGTTTTAATTGGGTGAATGTCATAATATGCTCCACCTGTATAAGCGTATAAAATTCGATTGGTTCCAATGATGGCATATTTAATGCCTTCTTTGTTAACCATTTGATGAAGAGCTCGAGCAGATCCGCATAAAGAAGTGTCTCCTAATTGGGACCAACCTCCTATTTTTTCAGGAGTACCATATCTAAAACGAACATTTTCTCCTCCCGTCCATTGTGCTTCGGCTCCGGTAGGAGTAATTTGTTTATTGAATCCTGGTAAAAATCCTATTTTTTGTAACATATAAAAACCTGTTTATTAGGTAGTATATCAAATTGTAGGGGATTTCAATATGTTTAAAGTAAGGGGAAGCTGTGGTGGATCATCCCCTCACCAGTGTATTTTGTATATTATTTTTTAGGTTCTGTAAAGCTTATTTCCACCACCTGCCTGTTTTAAAGATAGGTTGCGGTTATTCTAGTTCCCTTAGTCACGGGAGTAACTTGATGTAATATAAAAGATGGAAACACTACTAAGGATCCAGGTTTATTTAACTCTTTTACTTCTGTCGGGTGTTTATCAAAGATAAAAAGCTTTCCTCCAGAATATTTTTTTTCTGATAAATTAATTAGTGTTGTCAGTTTAACTGTGTATTTTTTATCATAATCTTCTGCATCCATGTGCCATTTATATTCCCCTTGATTGCTAGATTTATAAGTATTCTGCACTACCCAATCATTAAGGTTCTCATATAAATCAAAACCGTACGCTACTCTATCNNATCNTCTAAAATGTTATAATTTACATCTTTTGTTTTTCTTAATTCTTCGTAAGGCATTTGTACTGCCTTAGAAGTTTTAACTGTACTAGCCTGGTGTTTGAAATCTTTAGATTTATTTTTAAAACTAAAATTTATTTTTTTAATCTCGTTTGGTTTTAAATAATCTAAAATATAGTAGTAAGTAAATTTCACTCTTTCTAATGTTATCTTTATGCGGATACCCAAGCCAGGGATGATGCATCCCAATTGAAATTATTAGCTGGATTTGAATTATCAGTCGCAGTCCATTTTTGTCCTACTTCATCCCAAGAAATATGTCTCTCTTCAGTATCTGTTGGAAAAGTAACTGGCGCTTGCCAATCATCATTTCCATCTAATGCCCAGGAAGCAAAAGGTTGGGGTAAAAGAAATTTGTCTTTAGCAGAATCATAGGTATAACCTTTGCCTGCGTATTGTTTTCTAAAATTATGGTTATAAGAAGTCTGTTTCCAAATTCCACCTTTAAAAAAATTAACACACCATGTTTCACCATCCACATGCATGTCATTATCTCCTAATGGTCCTGCTGCTGTAGAAATGTCATTACCAACAACAGCCCCTCTTTTAACCACTAGATGTGTATCAGATGTAAACCCTGTTGGATCTGTTTTTGATTCTAATTCTACGAAATGTGCCATATTTTTTCTCCTTAATGTAATAAGAATATTATATATATATTACTTTTTAGGGACTGTAAACCCTTTGTACCAATTAGGGACACCTAGCAAAGGTCTTTTATCTAAGTAATTTTCTTTAGCTTTTTTAGAGCCTTTCTTATGATAATGTAAAAATACTTGAGCACAATCTTTACCTCTAAACTCTTCTCTCCAGTGCTCTAGATCACATCCAGAATAAATAAGCATATCTCCTGGTTTTAAATCTATTTTAATACCAGCTTGTCCTATTCTTCCAGACGGATCTACATAAAGTAGCCATGGATCTCCTCCTAAGTGAAGAGTAGTAGAGACTTCGCATGAATATCTATCTTTATGTCGATGAAGAACATCCCCTGTTTTATAAATTCTTGCATAAGAATAAGTCTCACTTAATTTTAAACCAATGTGTTTTTCTATAACAGGTTTTACTTGTTGTAATAAAGTTTCCATTGCAACATCAGCATAATGTGAATAGGTATTAGCCACCTGTTGATCATTCCATACTCCCCAGTACTCTGTGTAGGGTGAGATATATTTTTGATCAAATAAAAATCTAGCGACTTTTCTTTTATTTAAAAAATATTGATAAATAAAATTAGCAATCTCTGGAGAAACTGCATTTTTTAAAACGGTATATTTATTTTTTTTGAATGACATTTAATACTCCTTTCGGTATAGCTTGACAATTCCAATGTATAAATCTAAAGGGCTCATACCCCATGTCAACTGCATATTGATGTGGCACATATGATGGAAAGAAAATTATCCTTCCAGGTTTTACTTCATAATTAACTTGATGACTGGCATAAGTTATTTTAGTTGCATCTTTTTGAGGTAAAAGATTCATCAGGTTTCCTGATCTGGGGTCTTCAAAGATTGGTTTTGATGTTTTTTCACTGGCTTTTAAAAAATAAAAACCAGAGATATGACCATTCCAGTGGGTGTGCAATGTATGATGACCTCCTCCATCTTTAGCAAATTCTTGAACCCACATTTCAGTTAGGAAGACTTGATGGTTACTCATATCAAATCCCATTTCAACTAATAGATTATGAGCTGTGGCACCTATATAATTTATTAGTTGATCGAAGTGATGATCTCCTATTAAACTATTTGAATGAAAAACATGACCCATGTCTCCTTTATCTCCAAACTTTTTGTTTCTTTTATCTATATCTTTTTTTAAATTTTTCTTTGCCACTTTAATATGTTTATCTGAAGCTTTATTTAAATCACTCACAAATTCAGGAGCGTCTGCAACCCATACAGGGCATTGAAAATAATTTTCTCTCCTTAATTGTGTGGGAAATGTTTCCGCATTTCCGCCAGATATTATATCTGATTGACTTCTTTTTTTCTTTTTCATATTTATCCTTTATTTACAATATCTAAGTTACTATATGTCTCTATTATTTTATTTGGTAAATATTTTTCAATTGAATATTTATTTTTTTCTATAATATTAGTTCTAATTTTATGTATATCATCTTGATAAAATAAGTTGTTAATTTTAAATTGTTCAATTTTTTTATTTAATTTTAAAGGAACACCTATAAATTTACTAACATTAGATATAGTTTTCTTAGGATTTTTTATAAATTCATTATAATTTATTATTAAATGATCTTCATTTTCTTTTATAATATTTTTTATACTCCATAAATATTTGGCTATCATACCAGAACTAGGTTTACATTCATCTTCAAAATTCATTAAAACATGACACCTTTTTTCTACATCTATAGGTTTTTCTATTTTAATAAAAGAAGCAAGACACTCTAAAGCAGGTCTATACATTATTATAAATTTAGGTTTTTTAATTATTTTTTTTAAAAGAATTAAATTTGTAGGAGTTCCCCATGGTCCTCTGTCTATTATATAATCACAGTTCCAGTTTTTATAGTAATTTAAAAACACGTTATTAATTATATTGTCTAATGATTCATGATCTGGAAAATTATGAAACATGTCATAATCTTTAATTATATTAAGTCCTAAAATAACATCAGTTAATACGGTATTAGCTCCAACTTTAATATTTTTGTTTTGGTTAATTAAAGAACTGAACAAAGTATTTCCAGCTCTAGGTAAACCTGATAAAAAAAATATTTCTTTCATATTTATGTTATTTAATTAGTTTTAAAAGCTAGTGTTATTCTAACTTCTCCTTTGTTTGGTGCACGACCTCGATGTAATTTTCCTGCATCAAAAGCAATTAATCTATTTTGAATAAAATCAATTTTATTTTCGTTTTTAATTTCAAAAGCTCCACTATCTTTTAAACTTTTAGTAACCATATACATACAAGTCATTTTTCCATCATCTGTATGGAAAGAACCATTCATGTTTGCATGTTGAATATTAATATACATTCTTATTAATTCTATGTGGCTCATATTTAAAGTCTTTTTTAATTTAAAAAACAAATAATTATTTAATGCATCCTTTGGATTTAAATTAGAATTATAAAAAGAATGTTCATCTGTATCATTAGATTTATGTCCATAATAGTGTGGAAAATTATATAAAAAATAGTTATTTAAATAAACAACAAGATCTTTATCTAACCAATTATCTATTATTTGGGTTTTCATTATTTAAATGGCCATCCTAAATTCCAGACCACTAAACTATATCTTACTCCTTTTGTTACAGGTTTTATTCTGTGCCACAAATCTCCTGGAAATACTATAAGAGATCCTTTAGGTCTAATTTCTTTCATAACTCTGGTATTTGCTTTCTTATCAGGACTCATGTCTCTAAAATCTACTTCAAAGTCTCCTCCTTTATATTCTTTACCATCAGACAGAGACAAAGTAACTGATAACTTTCTAATTTTTCCATGAGCAGGAGTATTAGGGCTATTATGAGAGCCGGCCCATCCATCACAATGCCAGTTATAATATTGACCTTTATTGTATTTTGTAAACTGGCAAGCTTCACTATGATCACATTGAAAATTCCATCCAGCATTAGAATTTGCCCGCTGTATATAAGGGTGAATTTCCTTATAAATCCAACGAGCGTTCAACCAAACAATATCCGAATCTCTTTTCTTTTTTAAATCTTTAGTTTGTTCTTGATTTAATTTTTTAGGATCACTTAATCTAATTGCCATTTGATCTTTAATAGATTTAGCATATCTTATAATCTCATCACAGATTCTATCTGGAACAGCTTTCTGAAAATACCAATAATAATTCTCTAGGTTCATATGTCTTTATACATATGTTTTATCTTAGTTTAAAGAGAGAGTAAATAGATTTGATCTATATCAATTATGCAACGGCCAACGTTCCTGTAACTGTAAATGTAGCTACCTTGTTGCCTCCTGGAGCACATCCAATAGTATTAGTTCCTGGTGCAATTGTTGCTTCCATACCACTTGGATATCTTAAAAATACAATACCCGAGCCTCCAACACCTCCAGCATGGGTTGGGGTACCACACCTTTCACCGCCACCACCGCCGCCACCAGTGTTTGCAGTTCCAGCTTGAGCTTGACCATAAGACCCATTACCTCCACCACCAGCACCTCCAGCACCTGGCGTACCTGTGGTTGCTTGGTGTTTATATGTACCACCACCTCCTCCTCCACCATAAGTTACTGCACAACCTGATATTGAAGAAGAAACTCCGTCTCCACCTTTTCCACCTGTGGTACCTGCTCCATTTGCTCCAGCTTCGGAAGCGCCTCCGCCTCCACCTTGAGGATAATTGTTAGGAATACTACCACCAGCAGTACCACCATCATAACCTTGACACGCAGTTCCAGATCCATTAATCGCACCACCTGAGCCGCCTGGTTGTCCAGTACTACTGGAAGACCAAGCACCACGACCTCCTCCAGCAGAAGATATAGTTGTAATATCTGAACCTGCAACAGAACTAAGGCAACCACTTGTTTGGGCTGCACCGCCGGGACCAACAGTTACTGTATAAGTTATTCCTGAATTTAAAGTTATAGAACATTCGGCAGAAGCACCACCTCCAGAAGGTCCTGCTGAAGTTCTGAAACCTCCAGCACCAGCACCAGCTCCATGATTATAATCACCACCGGCACCCCCTCCAGCTACTACTAAAAAATCTGTAGCAAATGCACTCACTGCACCTCCGGAACCAAATCCTAAAACCTGATAACCAAAAGACTTACCTCTATTTTGAATTTTTTTTGAACCTTTGCCTTCAGGTTTTAAAGGAAGAAGGTTATCTAAATCTTTCATATTCTATGCTCCTTATGCGTCGTTAGCCGCGTCAGTAGTGTAGAATATTTTAATTCCTAATAATCTTACATCACCTGTAAAGGTGTCACTGCCGCTTGTTGCATTTCTAGCAACTTGAAAATATGTATACGTATCAGCTGCTGCTGATGTAATTGTTACACTAGCACTCACTGGACTAACTAATACATCTTCAAGCGCTGCTGTGCCGGAATCTGTAACGTCTATAGCTGTTGGAAAAGCTATGTCCGATGTGGCATCATTCGCAACACTAATACCTTGAAGACCAATTAAAGCGGCCCCTGTATTTGTGTTACTTGGACTCCAGAAAGCCTGGAAAGTTATTACACCTTCATCCCATGATTTTGGCATTGCAATAGAGAACTGTGCATATTCAATTGTACTTGCATCAAAATCTAAAACCTTCATTTCAGGTCTAGTTGCTGTAGTTTCAATTGCTTGTGCGTCAGCTCCATTTGT